TGGTATTGCCGCTGCTGGCCGCGCTCGCGCCGCCTCTCTGGACCGTCCAATGGCAGGTTTCCTCGAAGATCCACACCCTGAAAGAGTTGAAAGTTGAGGAGGGCGTGACTGGCACGTTTGTGGGATACCTCGTCGGTGATACGCTCACAATCGATCTACCGCGTCTTGCCAACAAAGCCGCCTGCCGCATATATACGAATAAACAGCAGGCGGACGAGTACGCAACCGCAGTCGCCGACTGGTTACACTTGATCCGCAACAACGACGAGGCTTACCACATGGTGCGCGTCAACGCCTTCCACTACAATCTCTCTGTCTCCGAGTGTGAGATTCTGTGGTCGTTCCTCGTCTGGTACGCGCAGGGTGGGTTCAGCCGTAGCTTCTTTAGTAGAAGCACCAATCACACCACCGGTTTTCTCTACAAGAAGATCCTGGACCCTGGGCTAGGTACAGATTTATACAATACATCTTTCATTTAATGATCAGTAGCGCCATGTCTCATCTATCCAATTTCCACGGCATTCAAGCCGTCGCCTTGCATGACGTGCAACAGTACGAGCTCCTACAATCAATGCGTGTTACGCAAGTCATCATTGTGTTCGGCTTCATAGCCACGTCGATCATACAAACGGCATACACCATCCAACGCCTCGACGGCATTATAATTGCAATCTCTGACATGAACCGGACCGTGGGTGACGGCCTGCACATCGTCGAGGCCCAGCTTGGCGGGAGCATCTTCCGGCTTGATCAGCTATACATTTCAGTCGAAGCCATTCTTGGCGAGGTCAAAGATCTCGATGCGATTTCAGTCAACATCTCTGGCGACGATTTTAACATCACAATGGAGCTCGGGGAGCTGGAAGAGACTGCCAAGCTCATACTCCATGACATGCGCTTGGGTCAAGCGAACATAGTGCACGCCATCGAAGCTGGGTCCAATTTGACCGACGAAATTTTCAACAGCGAGGACGGCTGGGGAAGCTCTATGAAAGACCACCTAGAGGACGCTGATGAGTTCCTTTCCGCGATTTCAGACACTCTTGACATAGTCCACGACGTCATCGACACCGTAGGAGCCATCATACAGGGTGTCCAGCAAATTACCTTGAAGGGGATTCTCGACGCCCTGCAGGGTGGCGCTTTCAATCAGAAGGTCTACCTCGCGGTATCCGAGGCGGAATGGGCGCTCGAAGTCGGCAATCTCGAGATGACTTTACTTGAAGCAACAGCACTTGAGACCGCCGATGTGCTTCTCGACGCCTGTGTCTCCGCTTTAGGCGAAGGTCCGATAGAGTGCGTGGGGGGCGAATTTATGGAGTTCGCTATCGAAGGCCTCGCCGCTGAGGGCCTAACTTCCTCCTCTGTCAAGCTAGAACCCGTACTCAAGCGGAAGCCCCACCCCCCGAAGTACCTTAACAGTTGTACTTTCGATCCTAAAGTGTTCCCTAACCACTTGGACACTTGTCCCTCGCCCTCCTACTACGTCACCCCTACACCTTGCCCATAATACCAAGTTCTTTCCGCAATATACCTGCTTTGGTAATTCGTTTCGTCTTCCGCTTCGTCACCGTTGCCGAACATGTCTGCCGAAAACCTAGGCCAAGTTCCAACCCCATCCGGGTCCCTCTCAACCTTTAGCAATTCCAAAACATCGCTTTATGGCGAGGAAATAGTTCGTTTCCCTTTCAGGCTCAACGTTCCGATTCTACCCAACCCTAAGCCAGAAGAGAGCTTCACCGCATTCACCCTCCCGATCACTTCAGCCCTCCAAAAGGCATTCTTCGACGCCTTCGAGTACTACACCTTCGAAGCATTGACC